AGTCTCTATGCACAACGTTGGAATCAAAACAAATACATTTTACATGACCGAAGCCTAGAAGTATATTTTCAGGATGTTAACGAAAAACATGAAGCACCTGGTATATATGATATAGTTCATAACCATTGGATTAAAGAACCAAGTGGTGCAGATATTAAAACAAATGGAAACATTACTGTAGCTGCTGATAAATATTTAGCTGACGTTCAAATTATGACTGATGTTTATCTTGCAGAACCTAACAAAACTCAAGAGTACATTTCAAATACACTTAATGATATAAAACAATACTGGTCGTCAATTAGAGATATGAGAAAGGTATCTTTAAAGAATGATGGTCTATATGGTATGGGCAACTTGATCTTCCGTGCTCTTAGAAGAAACAACACTATGCAGATGATAGTTGACTTTATGAGAAATCTAAAAAATGATTCTATAAATGTATAACAATATGATAATTTATAAGACTACAAATTTAATAAATAATAAGATTTATGTTGGTAAGGATAAATATAATGATCCGAATTACTTAGGTAGTGGCAGAATTTTACAAAACTCTATTAAAAAGCACGGTAAAGAGAATTTCATTAAGGAAATTATAGAACATTGTAGTACTAAAGAAGAATTGAATCAAAGAGAAATATACTGGATAGCTCATTATAATAGTAGAGATAGATCAATTGGCTACAATCTTGCATTAGGTGGAGAAGGTGGTTCTGCTCATTTAGGCTGTAAACATACAAAAGAAACTAAGAATAAAATGAGTAAAGTAAAGAAAGGCATTTCTTATGAGCAAAAGTTTGGAATAGAGAAAGCCAATAAATTAAAACAAAACAATAGTATTAAAATGAAGGGTAAGAATACTGGTAATAAAAGTGACAAAACTAAACAGAAAATAAGTGATACTTTAAAGTTGAAGTATGAAAATGGTTATGTTAGCCCTAAGAAAGGTATACCGAAATCAAAAGAGCATAAAGAAAAAATAAAAAATACTTTAAAGGGTAGACCGAGACCTAAACAGTTGATGGATAATTTACATAAGCATAATACTAATAGAGAGTATTTACCACATTCATTAGAAACAAGACAAAAAATAAGTGATACCTTATCTGGTCGTAAACAATGTCTAAACTAGATAAACTATTAAGATTAACAGAAGATAAACAAACATTAAACCTTACTCTAAAAGTGGGCGATATTTTAAAAATCGGTAAATTTAAAAATAGAACTGCAATAATAAAAGGATTTGGTATTGATAAGAATAACCAACCGACAGTAAAGACTGATAAAGGCATAGTGAGTGTATTTAAATTTAGATTAAGCAGACTAATGGAGACATTATGAGTAAAATAGATAAACTTTATACACTATTAGAATTCTATGACCAAATTGAGGGTAGGATTATAAAGGGTGCTAATTCTGGTACAAAGGTTAGTATAGAGAGAAGTAATAATACTAGGATTGTACATATAAATGCAACAGGTAAGTTCTTTGGGTCTTATGATCTAAGTTACAACCCAGAGAATAAAGAATATAACAAATACATTAAAGAGGTTTATTAAAATGACTAAGATAAATGAATTAAAAACATTGATTAATTTGACAGGTAAGAATGAGGCATCTCAAAACAGTATACATAAGGCTATTACAGCTCTTGAGCAGATTAAGAATGGGTATAGAGATTTCTATCATATATATAATAACTTAGGTCGAGTAAGTCTTGAAACAAACAATGCGATTGGTACTATACTACCAGAAGATACAGGTATAGATACAATGGAAGATAATATAGATAAAGTTATTGCTATATTTAATAATGATTATGAGAATGCAGGAGAATAATATGAATAGTAAGCTAAAGAATTTATTAGATATATTAGAAGATGGTGAGGGTCCTGGTGTTAGTGCTATGGGTACTGCTCCAATGCCTCAAGTTAGTCATAAAGGAAAGAAGTATAGACTTAAAAGAAAGAAGGCTAAGAAAGATGTAATAGAGGACTTTGGTGATGAGCATGGAATAGATAATGACATTGGTGTTCCTAAAAGGGATGGCTCTGGTAATGGTACTGGGGATAATCAAAATAGGGGTGGTTGTGAGGACATTGTTGATACAGTTGCAGAACTAAAGGATTTAGATCCTAATGAAGTTAGAATTGGTCAGTTTATTGAAATGGAACATGAGGATACTTTAAGAGATCTTTATGAAATGGCTAGTGATAAGATAAGCATAGAAGACTTTATTAAACAAGGTAGTACAATGATTGCTGCTGATCATATAAAGGAGTTTGAAAAATATTACATAGCTTTAGAAGAAATGGAAGATAAATTAAAACAGGAGAAACAGGTAAGACTATAAAGGGTATGACTTGGAAAGTATTAGAGGGTTTTAATAATAAGATAGAAGAACTTAAATCTTTACTAAGTTAACCAATTTTTACTTAGTAAATACTGTTATATATAGTAATGATAGACACAAAAGAATTAGCCTCACAAATAGACAGCTTAACCCTTGAGGAATTAGAGGAACTGTATTGTTCTATAGATGAGTATGAAACCACTCCTATAGGTATAGAGGAGTTCATTACTAATTCAGACTACTTAGGGCATAGTTTCCCACTTAATTCAGATTTACCAGGTGGTGTAGGGTTTTACCCTTATTGGTTAGACGTACTAAAGAAAATATATCCTTCACCTATTTATAGTCCTTATTATATTATATTTCTTAGAGGGTGTTTAGCTGGAGATACTTTAGTGTCTACTTTAAATGGTCACATTAGAATAGATGAGATGGCTAGAAGATTTAAAGAAGGTGAAGAACTTTGGGTAATGTCTTATAATATTAATACTAAGAGTTATGAGCCAGATAAAGTTACTAATGCATTTACTACTGGTATTAGAGAATTATATGAAATAACTTTAGATACTGGTGACAAGATTAAATGTACTAGTAATCATCGATTCTTAACTAGAGATAAGAAATGGAAATCTATTGAAACCGGATTAAAGGAAAATGATTCTTTATATCCATATATATATGATGAAAATACTAAATATCATAAGTTTTATAATCCTGAGACAGAAAAATGGGAGACAAGATATAGAGAAGTAGCTAAGTGGAAATGGGGTCGACCTTCAAATTGTCATATACATCATAAGAATTTTAATAGATATGATGATAGACCTTGTAACTTAACAACAATACCCGCAAATATGCATATGGACTATCATGCTAGATTGGGTGGTATGAGATGGAGAGAGTTTATTGAATCTCAACCTCTTGAATATTTTCAAGAACTTGGTAGACATCGAGCAAGGATATTTTGGGATAATCCTGATAATTTAGATATTAAAGAAGCAAGAGCTGAAAAATTAAGACAACATATGTTAAATGGTCAAGCTCGAGAAATGGGATTAAAGTCTGCTAAAAAGTACCCAGGTAAACTAAATCCAGGGAGAGATTCTTTAATAGAATATAATAAATCAGAAAAGGGTAGAGATAATTCTAGAAAATGTGCTGCTCATATGAGAGATTTACTTAAACTTAAATCTTCAGAAGAACTTAAGATAATCAGTCTTAAAAAAGGTTTAGCAAATTTAAGAAGATTTCATGGTGAAGATTCTGATATTTTTAAAGAAAGATTAGAATTGATTAGAAAGACAGATCCAAATTATAATCATTATATAGTTTCTATTAAGAAAGTTGAAGAAGAACTTGTATTTGATTTAACAACTGAGAGAAATCATAACTTTGTCTTATCAAGTGAAGTAGTAACTCATAATTCGATTGGAAGAGGAAAATCTACATGTGCTAACATAATAATGGCTTATGAGATATATAAGCTACTTTGCTTAAAGAACCCACAGAGTAAGTTAGGTGTAATACCATCAACAAGAATAGTATTTGCACTTATGAACATTACACTATCTCTATCAACAAGTGTCGTATGGGATCAGTTAAATCAATACTTTAGTGAGAGTAAGTTCTTTAGTTCCATTATAGATCTAAACAGGAAGATGAAGGGTAGAGATACTTTATTCCCAAAAAGAATAGATATATCAATAGGTTCTAGAATACAACATGGTTTAGGACAGGCAATATTTGGTGCATCCCTTGATGAAGCAGGATTTGATATTATAAATGATCAGGTGGTTAAGAACTTCCAGGCATTAATAACAAGAATGCAATCAAGGTTTATGGAAGCAGGTGGAATAGTACCAGGAAAGTTGATAGTAATATCTTCTGAAAGTGAAAAAGGTAGTTCCCTAACCAAGCTTGCAGAGATGTATAAGAACAAACCTGGTGTGTTTGTTGATTCTGGCCCATTATGGCAGATTAGACCTTGGAAGTACTCAGGTGAGTCTTTTAGGGTATTTGTGGGTACAGAAAGTAAGCAACCAGAGATACTTGATGCTAATAATGAAGAGTACTATAAATCAGAAGAAGCAAGTATATTAGATATACCAGTAGAGCATAAAGACCAGTTTGATGCTGATCTTTATTCTAATTTAAGAGACCTTGCTGGTATAGCTACTACTGCTACTTATAAGTTTATAAGGTCTAGAGAGAAGTTAAATAAGGCATTAGTTGTAATGCCAATATTTGAAGATGTTATAAGGCTAGATTTTGATGACCCAGAAGATAAGTTAATAGATAAGTTAAAGGTTTCAGATTACTTTACAAACCCAATAACCACGAAAAGTCCTAGATACATACATATAGACATAGGTTTAACAGGGGATAGATTGGGTATAGCTTGTGGTAGTATAATAGACTATATAGAGTATCAGTCTAGGAATAATATCACGTTAGAGAACAAGTTTGAGGTATTCCCAAAGATACAGATTGAGTGGTGTTTTGGTGTAGAGCCAACCCCAGGTAAGCAAGTACCTTTGTTTAAGATTAGAGAGTTTATATTTGAATTATCAAGTCTTGGTTATCACGTTGGTAAGATTACTCTAGATGGATTTCAAAGTTCTGATTTCTTACAGATAATGAAGCAGAATAACTACCCAACAGATTTAACATCTGTGGAAAGAACAATGTCCCCTTATATACAGACAAGGGATGCTTTATATCAGGAAAGGTTATTATTACCAAATAATAAGTTACTATATAGAGAGTTTTCTGAATTAGAGATGGATACCAAGAAAAACAAGATAGACCATCCAGATAAGAATATAGATAATACTGTGGGGTCAAACGATATAAGTGATGCTGTTGCTGGTGTTGTTACAAACTTAAGTAAAGATGCCTCAACATTTAAGACAGTATCTCAGATGATTTCACAATCAGATACAACACAAGACACACAGAATATGAGAAATTTATTTTGGGGAAAATAAAAAACTAAAGAGGTAAAAAATGTCAGAGAAAAAAGAAAGTGTTACTGTTACTGAGAATTTAACACCGGCACAAGTAACAGCAAATGAACATAATAAGAAAATAATGGAAAGCTATAATACTGTTATTAAGATGATGGATATTATAAATGATAATCAATCTGTAAACACAGCTTATTCTCAGATATATTCCAAGACAATTAATTCCAGAAGGGAGATGATAAGAGCAGTAGATGGTATAAAGCCATATTACTTAACTCAGGTTATTGTAGATCAGATTATAAATGATGCCTTTGCACCAGATGTAAAGACTAATGAAATACTAAGTATTAAAGCAGCTCTTGGTGATAACAAAAAGAACAAAGAATTACAAGCAGAGGTAGATTATTTAGAGGATTTATTTGGCTTTGACCAGTTCAGTAAGGATGCTACTAAGGAAGCATTATATTATGGTGATTATACTATTTCTACAAGATTAAAACAAGGTGAGGGATTAATAGATTTAATAGATGATACAGATCAGGAAGCTGTTATACCTTTGGTTAAACACTCAAGATGTGTTGGTTATTTAATACTTGACGAAAAGAAAAGTAAAGTAAAGGTAGTTGATAGAGCTAAGTATGTTAAGTTTTCTCTAAATGATGAAACAATAAGGATAGATACTAGAAAAGAATTGTCTAGTCAGTACAATATTGAAATAGATAAAAATACGAAGGATGAAATTCCTAGATATATAAGAATAGGTAAGTCATTAGTATATCCTGTAATAGATAAGATTAAGGATTTGGATTTACTAGAAAGATTGGTTCCTAGAACTAAACTAAAAAAGATTTCTAATGGTACACTTGTAGGACTTCAAGTTCCACAAGGGTATTCTCCAACAGAGGCTTTGAAGTTTTGTGAAACAGTTGAAGGCATCATTAACAAGAAAGTTGGTGTTGATCAGACTACTGGTATAATAACAGCACAGAATATTATAGAGTCTGCCGATCTATTTAAAGTTGTTCCTATATATGGAAACATAGGTGACGTAAAACCTATGAACTATTCTGGTGATGAACCAGACAAGTTACTTGAATCAGTTGATAAGATTAGGATGACAATATTGGATAGTATTCCAATACCTTCTGAGTCTATATTTCATGGTTTTGAGGGTGGTGATAACAAAGGATCGTCTACATTAAAGAGGTATGCTAGATACTTAAGAAGGTTAAAATCCGTACAGCAGATGGTTGTTAATGC